GCAATAGTGGACAACGACCTCGCCATACATAGAGCCACCTACGTGGGTAAACTTAGCACCCGATATCAGACCATCGGTTAATCCGAAGATACTAATGCCATCAGATTCAACATAATTGCGTTGTTTCGCCTCCGATAGCATATCATTATGAATTTCGCACAAACTAGTGTCCATCATCAAATACTTATATACTAATGAGTATATAACGTAATCGATCCACGCGTAATATTGGGCATTGTAGAATGGGCGCACTGCATAATAGATCATTGTAGCTAAATATTTACCATTGACAGTTGCGTCATACTTAGACCAGTCAGCAGGTAAGTAATCGTAATCTTTAGACAAGGCGTTCTGAATCATGTCCCATACCATGTCGACACGAGTCGCCTTGTCCTGCAGGCTAGGCATAAACGAAACTTTTAGCTCTTTCAACTTATCATTAAAAGGGGCGATAGTCATAGCTTCGATTATGCTTGCTAGGGCTGAGTTCGGGTAGATTGACCGAGTTTTTGCTTTCTTAGGTACAATCTCACCACTCTCCATCTTCCAGCCATGTTTCTGGATTCTTGCAAGTAACGTCACATATGAGGGAACGTCGGCAGCATCCAACACCGAGCGGTCTAAGATGTATGCTAATGCATCAACCACGCGGTATTTAACCGTAGCGCCATCGCGCGCGTCTACAACTGCAGAATTTACAAGCTGTCGAGTATCAATCCCAGTCTCGATCAGCAATCGCAGCGCGATATCTGGCGTCAACGGACTTAGAGCTTTATTATACACAGGCCAACCAATCATACCATCTGTTTCCTGTGCAAGCCTAACAGCGCTAGCCCCCATTGGTTTTAGAGAACCTGGAACTAATCCTTCGGATTCTAAGTAGTCTCTCAGCCACTTGGACCCCTGCACAACGAGTTGAGAATACGGATCCTCATTATAATCGTTATGCTTTCGGCCACGGTTTACAAAGTTCAAGCCCGACTCAGTGACTGCACCGATTTGGTTCCCATCAAAGCCGCCACCAGTCATGACCTGATCTCCTTCAACCATCCAAACAAGATATTTGCCCAGATCGTCCTTAGCTGGCTCTAAACTAGCGTGAAGATCCATTAAATGTTTTTGATTTTCAACGATCTTTCGTCCACGCTTATCTAGTTTCTTCTGAACCTCGCTATCAGGTGTAATGTTCAAACTCCCATTGAACTTCACTCCTTTTAGTGGTCTTGGTCCAAATAGACGTAAGCCAGCTCCAATTGTCGGAGTATTGCCATAGGGATTATTCGTGAACTTAACATCCGTATTATAGTTGATATCAGATACTCGGTGGTAGTAGTTGGAATCCGCCTTGTTCTGCTTTTCGATATCCCTTTTGGC